ACGGCTTGTTTGAGCAATGCCTCGTCCTACTCGGGCTCGCGCATCGGGTCGCGCCTGCTTTATATCCCCTCCTAAGGGGGTGCGGGGGATTTTCTCCCCCGCATAAGTGGGTCGATACAAAACAGATAGAACTTTATAAGGCGAACAGTAAAAGCGCGTCTTCCAACACGGCGGTAATTGGAACAATGGCTCGAAATGTGGTCTCTTTACGGCTAATTTGAACAATGACTCGTCCAACTCGAACTCGAACATCGGGTCGCGCCTACTTTTGTTATACAGCACAAATCTATACAAGATACTGTCTCGCCGTACCCATTGGTAAAAAATAGTTTGGAGGGATAGGGTTAGTAAGTCTCTTGAAACCCCTATAAGAAACAAAAGCAATGAAAAGAATTGGCTTTCTACACGAACAGATAGTTTCAGAAGAAAATTGCAGACTGGCTATCATAAATGCCGCAAAGCATAAGAAAAAAGCGCAGAAATGTTCAAAAAGTCATGGATAATTTGGACTTCTACGCGAAAGACCTGTCTGAGCGGTTGGTTCGTTTGGATTTCACCTCACCGTATCGGACTCGTATCATAAAGGACGGTCTGTCGGGAAAAGAGAGGGAGTTACAGATTCCCGCGTTCTATCCCGACCAATGCGCTCATCACGCTATTGTGCAGGTGCTACAGCCGCTCATTATGAAATCCTCCTATTATTGGAGCTGTGCCAATATCCCCAACAGAGGGATTGACCGCGCCGCTAAAGGAGTGGAACGAGCGACCATGCGAGACATCAAACACGCGAAATACTGCGTGAAGATGGATATTCACAAGTTCTATCCGTCAATCCCGCACGACAAGCTCAAGGAACATTTACAGCGGAAAATCAAGGACAAAAAGGCACTTGGTATTATCCATTTGGTAATCGACTCGTACCATAGCTCTCCCGGACACGGCATACCCATCGGGAATTATACCTCGCCGTGGCTTGCGGAGTTTTATCTACAGTCGTTGGATTACTTCATCAAGCAAACCCTCGGTATACGCTATTATGTCCGCTACGCCGATGATTTAGTCTTGATTGACAATAACAAGCGAAAGCTCCGAAAAGCCATGTACGCGGTCATGGAGTTTGTAGGAAAACTCGGCTTGGGGATAAAGCACGATTACCAGTTATTTCGTATTCAACGAAACTGCAAGAGCAGAAAGCACCGTAGAGGGCGAAAGATTGACTTTGTAGGTCGCTGTTTCGGTATCAGAACCACGACCATACGAAAAAGACGCGCCCTTGCGCTTATGCGGCAAAGCCGCCACATTCAGAAAATCCAAAAGCGAAACGGGGTCGTATCGTTCCGTATGGCGGCGGGTTTCCTGTCACGGTGTTCCTGTTTCAAGCATACTGACTCGCTCGGTATGAAAAAGAAATATTACGATACAGTCAAAATCAGAAAATTAAAGGAGGTAGTCAGAAATGAGAGTAAAAGGAAATGTCTCCCCCGTAACCCTGTCAATGGAGTCTTACCTGCCGTTGGAGGGGTATGTAGAGGTCAGACTGCGTGAAAACATCAAAGAGGTCACTGACATTGACCCGCAGACGGAAACCTCTGTCACCATGTTCGAGTATGATGAGTACACTTTCCTCTTGAAAGACCGTGAGGGCTTGCGAGAGGACATCGAAAGCAATCTTAATGATTGGCTTATCACTGGCAGGACACTTGAGGTCAACGAAAGCGCAAGCATTGTGCAGGACATGAAAGCCGCACTGGAAATTTTGGGGGTGAAAGACAATGCGTAAATGGGAAATTGCCGCTATCAAGCGCAAAATGGAAATTGATGCCGCCGATGAGAAAGCCAATGACCTTGACATTATTGTGTCTGAGATTATGAAGTTGCCATACGGTCAGCTCAAAAAGGTTCTAACCCCGGAGGTTATGGAGGTTCTCAAAAAATATGGTTACGCAGAGTAATAATTATAAGAACAGGAGAGTAAGCCGATGGTTTCTGAAAGCACGCTGATTATCAGTATTGTGGGGGCGGTCTTTGCAAGCACAGGTTTTTGGGCGTTCCTCACAAGCCTTATCCAAAGCAAAAAGTCCAAAGACAGTGCGGAGGGGCAAATGCTGAAAAGTCTTGGACACGACCGCATTTGCTATCTTGGTGAGTGTTATATTCAGCGCGGGTATATCACCAAAGACGAATATGAGAACCTGCATGATTATTTATACTTATCGTATAAAAAATTGGGTGGAAACGGTACTGCCGAAAAGATTATGAAAGAGGTTGACCGTCTCTCACTCAAAGACAAGGAGGATTGACCTATGGAAGAAAAGTCGTATTTCCAAACTCACGGCGAAGAAATCACGCCGGAAATGTTGGACGAACTGAGTAACGGGAAAGGAGAAGACGAAGATGAGTAACAGCCCTCTCGTAAACTACACGCGGATTTCCCCCAATAAGACAAGTCCGCGCAGAAACAAAATCGACACTATCACCATTCACTGTGTCGTGGGGCAGTGTTCCGTGGAAACGCTCGGCAATATTTTTGCTCCGACCTCTCGACAAGCAAGCTCCAACTACGGTGTTGGCACGGACGGTAAAATTGGTATGTATGTCGAGGAAAAAGACCGCTCTTGGTGTACCTCAAGCGCGGCAAACGACAACCGCGCTATCACCATCGAAGTCGCAAGCGATACCAAACACCCTTACGCAGTGAACGATAAGGCGTATGCCGCAATGCTCGACCTTGTAACCGATATTTGCCGCCGTAACGGTATCAAAAAGCTCGTATGGAGTACGGACAAAAACAAGCGCATGAATCACCTTGACGGTTGCAATATGACCGTCCACCGCGATTATGCGAACAAATCCTGTCCCGGTGATTATCTGTATAACCGTCATGGCGAAATCGCGGCAGAGGTCAACAGGCGGCTCGGTGCGGCAGTTGATACTCCGACTGAGGACAAGCCTACTACCAGTTCTGTCAAGGTGGGAGATACCGTTAAAATCTCCTCCACGGCTACTTATTACGGTGGCAAGGCAATTCCCGCTTGGGTGAAAGCGAAGAACTGGATTGTCCGCGAGGTCAGCGGTGACAGAGCGATTATCGACAAGTCTGTGGACGGGAAGAACGCGATTTGCAGTCCTATCAACACGAAGTTCTTGAGTGTCGTTTCTGCCGCTTCTACGCCCTCTCAGAGCGCGTGGACACCGCAGGTAGGTGATTATGTCTTGTTCACTGGAAAAACGCACTACGCAAGCTCCAACGGCGATAGAGCGGTGTCCTGCAAGGGTGGTAAGGCGAAAATCACACAAATCTATGCAAAGGGCAAGCACCCTTATCATCTTGTCCATGTCGATGGTGAGTCTACGGTCTACGGTTGGGTTGACCGCAATACTTTCTCCAAAGCGTAAAGGAGGTTGACGGTATGCGGAGGGTAAAGAAAAAGCCACCGAAAGAATTTTCAAAGAAAATCCTTATCGTGGCAGGAATTATCAACGCGGTCGTTATCGTCTTTACGATGGTAATGATTTGGCGTACTCTCGACCTTTCTCCGCTTGCCTACCTTATACCGTCAGTAGCCGCCGAAGTTGCCACGGGTACGGGATTTTATTACTCAAAAGCAAAGGTCGAGAACCGTATAAAATTGATGAGACAAAACAAAGTCACACCAAACGAAACACATTTTTCTGAAAATTACTGAGGAGGTATCACCATGACTGACATTACCAATGTTGTTTCCGCTGTTATCACCCTGCTCGTAGCAGTCATTACCACTTTCCTTATCCCTTATCTGAAAGAGAAAGTGGACGCTGAGAAGTTCGAGAAAATCAAGGCGTGGACGAAAGTTGCGGTCGAAGCCGCAGAAATGATTTACAACGGCGCGGGTCGCGGCGCGGAGAAGAAAGCCTATGTACTGGAATACTTGAACAGCAAGGGTTATAAGCTCGACTCCGACACCATTGACAAGCTGATTGAGTCCGCTGTCCTTGAACTGAAAAAGAGCTGATTTAACCCCGTTCAAGTAGTTAAAGTAGTGGAAAATCCGTTTTTGCGTGTAACTTCCTCTAAGTACGCGCGTATTAGGTGAAAGTTTACGCAAAAACCGAAAAACAACTACTTTAACTACTTCATCTCGTCCCGTGGCAAAGAAAAAGAACGCCGATTCAATCAGCGTTCTCTATCTTGTAAACAAATCCAAAGGTGTGTTTGATGAAGAACACAGAGTTCGGATTTGCACTATTTGGTGGACCCGAAGGGATTCGAACCCTCGACCTCTCGGATGCGAACCGAACGCGCTCCCAGCTGCGCTACGGGCCCATACTTTGCTCGGCCTTAGTATTATAACACACTTTTCAAAAAAGTAAAGAAAATATTTGTTGATTATATTGCTGATCTGAGTTATAATATTTTCGCGGCTTTTGACAAGGCTGCACTAGTTGGGGAGCCAGCGGTGCCCTGTAACCTGCAATCCGCTACAGCAGGAATGAATTCCCAACATAGGATCTGTCATGTGTCGTCTGACACCGGTAAGCAGCGTTGACGAGCCGGTCTCGCGCAACGGAAACCCGTGAACCATGTCAGGCGGGGAACCGAGCAGCATTAAGCGGTGCTTTTCGTGTGCCGTGAGGGTGCCGGTTCTGAGCCGGCTGCCGGCGTAACGGGCATATGTCAGTTTTCGAAGTTGGGTGTGCAGTCTTGTCAAGGGCCGCATTTTATTTATTAGGGATCATTATTTATGTATCAGGCTTTATATCGAAAGTGGCGGCCTAAGACCTTTGACGAGGTCGTCGGGCAAAAGCACATAACGGAAACGCTTAAAAATCAGATATCTACAGGCCGCACCTCGCACGCGTATCTGTTCATCGGAACGCGCGGCACGGGCAAGACCACCTGCGCGAAGATACTTGCCAAGGCGCTCAACTGCGAGCACCCCGTGGACGGCAATCCCTGCGGCAAGTGCCCCGCCTGCCTCGGCATCGAGGACGGCAGCATCATGGACGTTGTCGAGATCGACGCTGCGTCCAATAACGGCGTGGATAACGTCCGCCAACTGCGCGAGGAGGCCGTGTTTTCTCCTGTCTCGGTCAAAAAGCGCGTGTATATCATCGACGAGGTGCACATGCTGTCAACGGCGGCGTTCAACGCGCTGCTGAAAATTCTTGAAGAGCCGCCGGAGCACCTTGTGTTCATCCTCGCAACGACGGAGCTTAACAAAGTTCCGGCGACGATACTTTCGCGCTGCCAGCGGCACAGCTTCAAGCGCCTTGACGCGCAGCTTATCGCCGACCATCTCGAGCACGTTGCGCAGTGCGAAAGTCTCAGGCTCGAGCGCAGCGCCGCCGAGCTTATCGCCGGGCTTGCCGAGGGCGGCATGCGTGACGCGCTGTCGCTGCTCGACCAATGCTCGGGCGAGAGCGATATCGACACCGACGCCGTGTACTCGGCGATGGGGCTTACGGGAAACCGCCGCACGGCGCAGCTGCTTGACTACGCGGTGAAGAAAAATACCGATGAGGCGCTCAAGCTCTTTGACAGCCTCTGGCGCGACGGAAAGGATCCGGCGACGCTGCTGTATGAGCTGAACACGCTCCTGCGCGACTGCCTCATGCTGGCGGTTGCACCGAAAGCAGGCGCAGATCTTATATCGGGCCGCTTCAGTCGTGATATTTTGGGTGTTTTCTGCAAAAAGCTCACGAAAGCCGAGCTTATTAACCGGATAAACATTGTTTCGGACTCTCTTTTGAAGATACGCGATTCTAAAAGCGCAAAGCTCACAGCGGAGCTGTGCATGATATCGCTGTGCGATCCGCGCCTGACGGAAGGCGTTGACGAGCTTCGCGCGCGCATATCGCGCATCGAGGAGGACCTGAAGCACGCGCCGGTGAGAACAGCCGTGCCGGCAGCCGAGGACGACGATGAGGAAGAGTTTCATTCGACTCTTGACGAGCCGCCGTTTGACCTCGGTGAGCCGCCTGCGCCGCAGCCGCGATACGAAGACGATCCGGCAGACGAGCTTGACCCGGCCGACTTTGCCGAGTATCAGCCCGAGGATGACCTTTTGGATAAAAAGTCGCCCGTCGAGCTGAATCCCGATGCTCCGGCGAGCGCGGCGGATGCGCCGCAGGACAACGAGGCACTGTGGGCGGCGATAGTCGAAAATGCCGAGGAGTCGCTTCCGCGCGGAGTGATCCCGATACTGACCAACCCCGTTCAGACTCGATGCACCGTGAGCTACGATACGCTCTCGCTCGAGGTGGTGCCCGGATTTTTCTACAACGCAGTGAATAATCAGGCGGTTCTCATGCGCCTGCGCGAGGCGGCAAACGCTGTCACGGGGCGCAGCCTTAAAATAACGATCTCGGAGCTTCTCGAGGATAACGATAAGCCAAAAAGGGACATCGAGGAGCTTCGGAAGTTCAAAGAAACACGTTTCGTATAATATTTTAGGAGGAATTTTAATATGGCAAAAGGCGGATTCCGCGGCGGTATGGGCGGCGGCAATATGATGAAGCAGGCTCAGAAAATGCAGGAAGAGTTCATGAAGATGCAGCAGGAGCTTGAGAGCAAGGAGTTCACGTCCACGGTCGGCGGCGGCGCAGTCAAGGCGACCATGATCGGCACACGCGCGCTCAAGAGCATCGAGATCGATCCATCGGCCGTCGATCCCGACGATGTTGAGATGCTTCAGGATATGATCGTTGCCGCGGTCAACGAAGCGATCACGCAGAGCGAGAACGCGACCAACGAGGCAATGAGCAAGCTCACCCCCATGGGCTTTCCGTTCTGAAAAATGAAAACCTCGCGCCATCAAATTTGAAGGCGCGAGATTTTTTTGCGCAGATGCGAAGAAACGCATAAGAAAAAGGCTCGAAAGCATCAGCTTCGAGCCTTTTTGGTCGGAGTGGAGGGACTTGAACCCCCGGCATCCTGCTCCCAAAGAAGTGCAGAACACTTTTTTCACTTGTTTATAGCGGTTTTTGGAGCTTTTTAATTTGTTTTACTTACTCTTTGACCCTCTTTTCTCCGCTGTTTCCGGGTGTTCCGGAGCCGTATGTGGTAATCTATGTGGTCAAAAACGCTTCCCGCCCGGTTTCCGGTGAACTGTCACCGGTGCCGGACGGGAAGCGTTTTGCGTTGCTGTGTGGTCTGTATTGTAACTCTGGACAGGCAGTTATGCAAGAGGTTTCTGCGGGGGTGACGGCTCAGAAGCTGCGGCGCTATAGACAAAGAATAGCATCACGCATTTACCTTCTGGAGATAGAACTCACTCTCCGCAACTCGCGTCACAAAATCATACTCCAGCCGCGTTGCCTTTGAGAGCGAAATATTGTAGCGCTTAAACACCGAGCGAAAATATGCAAAGAACTCCCTGTCTTCCGCTGTCATCGGGGCAACCCAGCCGTTCTCGGCACCATGAGATTCAATTTCCTCTAACGCTGCCATACGCTCTTTATCCATGTCAGTTGCTCCTTTCGGTGAACTTTCGCCTGCCCTCAGCGGGAATCGTTTTGGATTACCTGCATTGTAACTCTAAGAGCAGGGGTGTGCAAGTGGTTTTCTGGGAGGATAGCAACGCGAAATGTGTGATGTCACAGACAAGGAACACCAGTAACAGCCATTGCATTCCCGTAATTCGGGCGATATTTTAAGGGAATGCGCACCGAAATAAGGGAAAGCATCTGCGCCCTGCGAGGAAAACGCTGTTGACTTTCATCATAATTTTATCGTGAATATTTTTCGATTGGCACTCAAAGCGAGGACTACCTGCAGATCGGGCCAGACATAATCTTCCCTGCTTGATGCGTAGCACGCTCTCTCTGCTCTGTCTCAAGTGCGCCAAAAAGACTCTGCCAAAGATTCGGATTCAGTTCATGCTCTGCATAGTCTTCAAAGTGCCGCCTAATCTCATCGGCAGCCAGTACGAGAAACTTATCATCCAGAAGCTGAATGTGACGCTTGATATAATCAGCGACTACCATGGGCATGCAAGTATTCCTGCCCATCGCATACCGCATTGCTGACAGCAGGATTAAGCGAAAGTCAGAGTCGCAGACCGGAGCGAGCAGATCTTGAGGGAACAGCAGAAACTCCTTGCTATTATTCATGCATACGCACAGCGGTCGTTGCTCCTCCGTTACCAGATTCAATAGGCTGTTGGCTTGATCCTTCAGTTCATCGATAGTGATTGATTCGTAGTTCTGAAACGGGCTTGCTTCATAATTCATCATTTGACCTCCAATCAGTTTGTCCTCGCGATGAGGTGTTGGCATTGTAGCTCTGACTGCTCGGAGGTTCAACTGTTTCTTTGGAGGCCCGAAAAGAAATTTAATAGAGCCGGAATTCGTGCGGATTTATCATTTTCTTGCTTTTCCTGCCCAAATGTGCTATCATTATAAACAACGCTGTCAAGTGTTGGAATAGGCCTTGGCAGTATGGCTGCAATAGACCGAATGCTCTGCCAAGCGGCAGAGCATTTTTTGTATATCGGTACGGAGGAGATATTTTATGTCTGTGAGTTATAAAAAACTCTGGAAGCTGCTTATCGATAAAGACATGAAAAAGAAAGACTTGTGTGAAAAGGCGGGTATCAGCCCAGCTTCCGTCACCAAAATGGGACGGAACGGACATGTTACCACGGAGATACTCGTGAAGATTTGTGCGGCGCTGGATTGTAGAATTGAGGATATTGTGGAGATTGTACCGGATCATAATTAAATTGCCTTTACCGATATATACCGGGGGGGATACTGTATGCCAATTACATTTTCAGAACAATTCAATATCTCTAAAGAAGTCCTTGAAATAACTGGCGTATTTGATGTCATTCTTGATATTGACACCAGAGTTTTCATAGACCCTGCACTTTTGGAGTTATGCACTGAACCTGAGTTTCTGGATGCACGCAAAAAGGTTGAAAAGTACTTTTCTGACATTATAACATTACTCAGACATTCCAAAAGCCAAACTGATATGTATAGAAAACGTGCAGAGAGGATGTTAACGTTTACGGAACTGTCTGGTACATGTTTTGGATACTCTCAAAACGGAACCGGTGGAAACGCAATCGGCTCAGTACTTAGAAAAACGATTTTGAACACTATACAAGATCTTATGACTGAAGGAGATACGGATCCGGTATTGTTTGAATTGTTAGGAGTATTTCAAGAAGGAATTGGTTGCGATCGCGTAAGCGATCTAATAACATTTATTCTCCGTGAGGATATGCTAAAATATACACAGCGCGTGACTGAATTTGCTGGAGTCGATTCGCTTTCGGTTAGTTTCGGACACAAAATATATAAAACGTGTAGAAATCCTTACAACAACAAACCGCTTCTGCTCTTACCTTCTGCTATCCTTAGTCCATTACCTATAGCGGATACTTTTGATGATATTGACTGGATTTGCCAAGAGAATGAGCGAGTTCGGGAGGAAATCAACAGTTACTTTGATTTGGGAAAGAAAACAAAACTTCATAAGTCTCAAATCCTTACTTTGATGCGTAACAGTACGAGCTTTCGAACCGCTCTTATAGCTGCTTATAAAGCAACTCCTAAAAGGGTGTATGATTTTTCTGAAGATCCAGCTGGCGAATACGTGTGGCTTTCTGCTGCAAG